CCAGTTACAGCAGTAACAGTACCGCCTGAACCTGTGGCTGAAAGCGTACCTGACGTAAAACTGACACCTGTACCAATAGTGACATTACTAAAGCCACCAGACCCGTTGCCATACAGGATGGACGAATTGGTGGTTAAGGCACCCGGTGGTACTTCAGGAACCAACTGCAACGCTTGAAGCTGCTTCCAGACTTCGGCCAGTTCAGACTGAACCTCACTCACATTCGTGCTGGAGGCCAGTGCTTCTAACTGCTTTTGTATTTCGGCAATCTGAGACTCTTGAGATGATCCAGCAGCATAGGCCGCAAAGCCAGAAGGTGTGGGGTCAATAAAACTTAGATCAATTTCTTGAACTGGTGGCCCAACCTGCAAGTCCTCGAGAGACGTTGGGTTGGAACCACTGCCTGTCAATACAAATAGATTCAGCAGGAACCTATACCACTCACGCGAGATAGTCCCTGTGCGCTCATCAATAAGAGCAACACGGGGAGCAGGAATGCTGGTGATATTAAGTGTGGTTGCCATTATGAGTTCGTTGGACTAACGATAAGGTCTGCACCCAATAAGGCAATCTTGACTGGATCAGTGCCTGATACTTCATACACCCGGTCACGCAGCTTCATAGTCATACCAAGTCTACGCCACAGGGTACGGAAGCCATACTGACCAATTTTACCCATTGACTTCCAATGCTCATTGCTCCAAGTGTGACCACCATCGTCTGACCAACGCAGCATCACAGATGGATCAGAACCCTGACCATCATTTAAACCGACACCAGTTTGGGCATCAAGTTGTAGGCTATGCTGTGAAGTACGCTTCAAGTTGTTCTGACCTGTGGGCAGCGCACGCCATGATCTCAACCATTTCTGCGGTTGACTATTATCAGCATACACATCCAAGTCATACGAGTAGATGTTGCCATTGGCAAAGTCACCCACGATGGTCGTGTAGCCAAAGTTGCATTGGCAGTTGGAACGGTGACGAGTGAACGCACCATTCTCAAAACCAGCACGTTCATGCCAGACCTGAGTGGACACATCGTAGACCCATGTAGCATTTGCACTTGGGAAAATCAGTACATAGAAGGCGTGTCCTTCTTGCTGATAGGTGTACCCAATGGCGTCTGAGATGTCGGTGTACTGCTGAATCGCATACTCGATGGCATGAGTAGAAACCCTAACACCCGTGTACCCGTTGTTCTTGTACACGATGCCATAACCACGAGGGTCAGCACCAAGCCAGAACAGGGCATTGTCCAGTTTGGCTACCGAGTAAGGGGCAGCACAGCCGATCTCGTTGTAAGCACCTTGGATACGGGCAAAGGGGAAACTAGCCAGTCCAGCGTCATACCAGACCTCAATGGTGTCTGTACCGAACACCCAGAGTTCACGGTGGTCAACAGCGACAGCGACTACGCCATCGGGTGAACCTTCTGCACTGGCAAAATCCAATGGGTCAACAGACAGACCATCCAGCAGGCTTGTGACCCAAAGACGCTGACTGTTAGGCTCATTGAAAGTGAAGTAGCCATCTAAATATTGAACAGTCACAGCACCTGGGAAGTCTGGGTCGGTGATCTGTGCAAATACGTTGGTGACTTCGTTGTAGATGTAGCTTGGGCCGTTACAGGCAAAGAATAACTGAGTGCCATTGTCTGCAATTGACACGGGGCCAGTACCAGACACATTGCCCAACTTGATTGGTGTTCCTGTCAAACTGGTGAGTTTGAATACCTCTGTACCCGACACCACATAGAAGTCGTTGCCGTTGGTCTGGTGTGACCACAGAGCACGGATGGGGCCAACACCTACCGATTGAAGGAACTTGAGGCCTGGTGCTCTATTAAAGAAGCCAGCCTCTTTACCACCTTCAGGAATGGCTTCAGGGAATAGGTTGACGCAACGGTTGTCAGCAGCGTTGACGCTACGGGCTACATAAGAGGAACCCAGAAAAGGGGTCTTCATTAGTAATTTCCTGCATATACATTGAACCGCTGACGAGTGGCAACCAGTGCGTAGGGCAGCGACATCACATCATCTGGGTTGTTCTGACGCTTCAGAGTGCGCTTGGATGCCATTGCAATTCGCTGCACCTGTGGGCTTGGTTCTACACCAAACTCAGCAGCAATCTCGCAGGCCAAGTTGTACTTAAACGCACGCAGATAACCCGGTGGGAATGACAACATGGTTGCCAGCGTAGCGGGTTGATCCAATTCAGCAACTGAAATAATGTGCCATTCCAATTCCCGAGTGGGTTTCGGATAGACGGTCATGGTGGCGTTGGGGTACTCCATGTTCACCCAGCAAACTTGAGGGTAAGTGGAGGTAACAGTTTTTACTGCAATGCCATCATATTGCTGCTGATTGATGAATTTGATACCAAAAGACACATTTGTGCTTGGGTCACGGTAGTATGTTGCATCGTCAAAAGCTACAGGACGATTGCCAACAAATGTACCCGATGGGCCAACAGTCTGGGTAATGATGCCAGCTTGCCATGTAAATACTTGATCTTGAGTATTGAAAACAGACAAACGCTCAGTTGACCATGAGTCGATCATCTGGTTTAGGGCGGTAAGCGCATCCTGAGAAGTCTCGGCAGAGGGAATTTCCCCTTCAGCCAACATACCGATGAGGCGTAATGCGCCGTTTATCTGGTCGCCCGCTGAAACTGCCATGATTAAACTCCTTCGGTCACGACCTTGCGTGTGTACTTGCGCTTAACTTCCAATGCGTTTACGGGAGCCACCTCGACTGGTTCAGCAGTAGGCGTGTCCAGAGTATAACGCACCCATCCATTCTTTTCATCATTCTCTGCCTCAAGTTCCATGTTTGCAACTTTAGTGCCGTAGATGAAGTGTTTTAAATAGATAGTCATAATGAAAAAGAGGGCCGAAGCCCTCTATGTTAACCGATGAGCCAGTTCACGCCATTGCAAAACACTGGAACAATATAAGCACCACCAGCCGCTACAGTAGCACCAATGCCAGCGGTGTAAGCAGCATTAGAATCACTAACAGCAGCACGAGTGCCAGCCAGAGCAACAGACGCTGTTGGCAAAGTGCCAACCGTGTACAGTTTGAACTGGGCGTTATCGAACGAAGGGTCAGCGTATGCAACGCCAACTGCTTTTGTATTTGCCATGAGTTGTCCTTAGTTAAACGGGGCCGAAGCCCCATTGAGATTTAGGCCAAACGGTATGCAGACCAAGCACCATCGCCTGTCTTGACTGCACGCCATGTGGATGACACCAAAGCCAACACAGTGACAACGCCGACCAAAGTCCAACCTGTACCAGCAACAACGGTAGCAGTATTAGTGCCACCGATGTTGATGATGCTGAAGTCAAACGAGCTGTTTACTTTGGCGCTGGAAACCAGAGCTTCAGTCAGAGCAACTGTAGGCAGGGTGATGTTGGCAACTGCGCCAGAGTAAGTCACGATACCGTTTGTGAGTTCAGCAGCGGTCAATACAGCAGCAGCAGTCTTGGCGACTGGAGTAGCTTGCACAGACATATTGACTTCAGCCAAATTACCGTCACCGACTTGATAACCACCAGAACCATTAGGGATAGCCATGATAAATTCCTTTTAAATATGAAACGAAAAATGGGTGTGAAATAACTTCACACCCATTCTAATTAACCCCAGATACGAGCAGCCATTGCGGGGCGAATTGCTGAATAACCGTACAGGACATCGATCCGGCAAGGCATGCGATCATTATTAATATCATATTGACGCACGATACGCAAAGAGATACCGTTATGCACTTGACGCGAAGCCATGTCAACGCCTTGAGGCAGCAACAAGTCAGCAGTTGCAAAGGTGATTGCATCTTTGTGGTAAACCAAGTTCTGTGCAAACTGGCTAGAAGCAGCGCCGAGGAACGTAACAGTCTTGCCAGCAACAGGGAAACTGTCAATGGTAGCCAGTGCGTGAGCAGCGGTGTACATAGCAGGAGACACAGTAACAGTCCATGCACCACCCACAGCAGTAGCATCAGCCACAGCGGTGAATTGTTGCAACGAACCAGTGGTTTCGCGGGTCTGTGGGTTGACTGCGTAGCAATCAGCCACAGTGAACACGTCACCAGCTTTGATGGTTGTAGTCACAGAGGCTTGAGTCAAGCCAAGAGTAACGGAACCTTGCGAAGTGATGGTAGCGGTCACAGTGGTGGCAGCGGAAGCATCGCGTGAACCAGTGGTGTGCTGCTTGATCGACTGAGACATATTGATCTCGTCAAAGCCCAACACGCCAGTACCCATCATGCCGTTGCGGAACTGCTTGCTGATAGTGTCTGTTGGATTGAACAGACCCTTCATACCTTCGACCAAGCCAGCGTTAGCAGCAGGATTGACGGTAGCGTAACGTGGAGACATACCAGCAGCCGACTCATTGAGTTTTTGTTGAGCTTGCAACAGAACCAAAGATGTCGAAGGAGTAGTACCAGGAGTACCGACAGATTGGTAAATGCTCTTGTAAGCATTTGCAACGTCAGCATCAATGCTGGAAGCCAACTGGCTGATACGAGGCTTGAGCACACGTTCTGCGAAGTCATCCAATTGCATGGTCAGTTCAGCAGAGCTGAAGTTGACACCGATATGCTTTTGGTTGGACACCGACAAAGTGGTGTACTGTTCGTTGTCATCTTGCACTTGCAGAGCAGCGCCATCAGTAACGAGAGCACGGTCAGGCAAGCGAATACGCAGCGTAGAACCGATTTTAGCGCCTTCAACAGCGAAACTGTCATCATACTGACGGTTTACGTTGCGGGTAAGCACAAGGTTGTTTTCCAAGATTTCCAGCGATTTGCGGGTAATCATGTCAATGGTTAGGATCGAATTGGACATAAATGTTCCTTAAGAAGTATAAAACTAGCGGTTACGTTGTGCTTCTAGCTTTTTCATCTGTCTAGCACGATCAGCAGCAATCCAGTCTGACGTACTCATGGTCTTCGTTGAACGAGGATCAGTTGTATCGAAAGCTGCACCACTGGCTCCACGGGCAGTAACAGGCGCAATAGGCGCAGAAGCATTGGACGTTTTCTTCACTGGGGGATTGTCAGCTAATTTAGCTTCAATCTTCCCAATCTCTTTTGCCTGCGAGTAAGGTGTCAAACGGGCAATTCGATCTGCTTCTTTGGGATTGGTTCCGAGGTAGTAAGCTACATCAGGGCCAACATCAGAGTTTTGGATCGTCTCAGCCATCACGTTAGTAATAGTCAGCTTTGGGTTGTAAGCGACTTGTTCAAAGTCATCATACTTAC